TAATAAATGACCACAATTGGTACATTTAGGATTAGGTAAATTATTGTCTGAATGACTTCTATCACACATACAATATAATAGTTTGAATAAATGTTTTATTGATTTCATAATGTGATTGTTTAGTTAGTTAATAAAAATAAACTATTATATACTTGGGTTTTCAGTCTAGATACTTGCGAGCTCCAACATTCAACACATATTGTGTTTACCATCTTACAGGTTATATAATAGTTTAATTTAATATAATCAGTCAACCCAGCATTACCTGTAATTGACTGACTAAAGTGTTGTTAATATTATCTATCATTATCTAATACACCCATTAATGCACCTATCTCTAATACATCTTGATGAGTTGAGTTATCTGGTATTTCAATAGTTATTAAATAATGTCTTGGTATTTCTGATATAAATTCACTTGATGCTTGAATTTGAGATTGTGTATTTAATGTTCTTACTATTCTATCAACTGTTTGTTTGATTGGAATACTTGGTTTGAAAGTTAATCTCATTGTTTTGTTTTTAGTCAGTTAATAATTTGTTTTATAATGAAGTATATTAAATATATTATAAATAATGTAGATAATAATCTTGTATGCCAACTTAAATTATATTTATTACTATTGTGTGGAATATGTAATGATATAATTGTTAATATAAATAATATGATTAATATACTCATAATAATAAGTTTAGTTGTTAGTTAATTGTTTTAAAAATAAACAAGCTGAATATTTGAGCATTTACCACTTAGATTAATTTCAAACACGTTTTATAAGAACTTCATATGATTGTCTTATTATTAACGTATTAATCACTTGTTTATTAAATTATATTGTGTATGTAATTACAACTTGCAGATTAACGTCTAAGCATTCATATAAAGACAGTTTTGTAGATATTAGAGATTACAGCATCTAATAAATGTAATATTTCATAATAATAATGTTGGTAATTGTAAATAAATACAATTGAATAAATAGTAATAGTTTGTAATAATAACAAATAAATGTTAGTAAAAAAGCTATAAGTATTAAATAAATTGATGATGTGAGAGATAATGTGATGGTTTAAAGAGTTAAGTTCTTTAATAGCTACACAATTACACTACTGAAAATTGATTAAAATAATAGTATAATTCTCTCACAATCAACAATTTAATAAAATATTAGCAAGTGTATTACCACTCCACAATAAATTGTGCTGTCTCGACTAATATTATAATTAAATTACATTATAAGATTTACTAACTCAATATATCAAGTATATTTATAGTGTTCAAAGATTCTTTAAATAACCAATTAGGTAATTCAAACTCATAATGTAATTATATGATAGATGTGAAATAACCTGCTGAGATGTAGACATATTGACTACACGCAAAGTTAACCACAATAAAAACAAAAGAAAGGACACCGAAGTGTCCTTTAGTTAGGTTTAAGCACCAATTTTAGGTTGAGCTTCTTCTTTTTCCTCAACAACAGGTTGAGCAGAAGCAACAGTTGGTGTTACATATTGTCTATGTAATTCAGCATGTTTGCTTGCAGGACATAATCTAACTTGGCTGAAACGACCTAATGGTTGTTCAGTAGTTGGATTAATGTCTTCTTCTTGACCCTCGTAGAATGGGGTTTCAGAGAAAGCTCTGTAAGGCTTAATATCACCTTTGTTAATGGCTTTGATTACAGCGTCTTGTTGTTTTAATACAACAGCTTCATCAGTACCTTTTAACCACACCATTGATTTCTCAACTTGTGTGAATAGTGTGTTCATGTTAAGCACTTCATCAGTAACTTCAACACAAACAGAAGTGATAGTTCTACCGTCTTCTAAATCTTTAGACCAAACTGATTGGTCTTCTTTAACGAATTTAATTGCATTCATGGCGTCTTGTGGTGTTATGTGTTAGTCTGACATCATTTAAGACAGTACTAACACGATTAGTAATATATTTTAGCATATCCGTAACAACAGTACGGGTATAACCCAAAATTTTGTTGAAGTCGGGGTATGATCTTGGCTTAGTAAGCATTTACATTGATGAAAAAAAATTTAAAAAAAAATATTTTATAAAAAAATTAAAAAAAATTTGGAAATGTCAATTATTTATTATATCTTTGTACTTTATAATAACGAAATAGCTATTAGTAAATAAAGTTTTTTTAAAAATAAATCACTTTTTACTAGGAATTTACAAATAAATGTTGTATATTTGTAGTATTAAAATAAATAGCAACTAGTTTAGGATACAGTTGTCTTAATTAATGGTGGACACGGCACCAACGTATAGTTTTAAGAGGATGGGTTTTGCGAGGTATGACAACTTCTGTAACACTGGCTAGCCAAGAGGAACATGATTTAACAAAATCGTGGAAACCTCGCTATGCTTATTAATTAAATAATTAATTAAACTATAATTATACGTTATAGTTATAGGAAACTTATATTTACCCACTATTTCTCTATGATTTAGTGGGTTTTTTTGTGCTTTATAATTTATTTTAGGATATTTGTGAAAATAATTGGTAAAAAACTTGCATATTTAAAATAAATTTATTATCTTTGTATTATGAAAAAAAGAAAATGTAGTAGTTGTAAAAATGATTTAGAACTCTCTAATTTTAGAAAAAGTGGTAAAGGAAAATATTTAGCTTCTGTATGTAACTTATGTGCAGTTGAAAATTATAGAGAAAAACATTTAATGACTAAATATGGAATAACATCAGATGATTATAATGAAATGTTAAAAAAACAAAATAATGTTTGTTCTATATGTAAATTAACTAATAAAAGTGATAGAAGATTATCAGTAGATCATTGTCATACTACAGGTAAAGTTAGAGGTTTATTATGTGATACTTGTAATACAGCTTTAGGAAAATTTAGAGATAATATAGATCTTTTAAAAGAAGCAATAAAATATTTAAAAAAATATGAAAAATAATTGCAAATTTATTAGGATATGTCAATTTTATTTTGTATCTTTGTATAAGATTTAAAATTAGAAGTTAATGAAACTAGTAACAATTAAATATAAGTGTGGTACAATTTTTTCAATACAACACGATAATATACTTGATGGAGTATGGCAACATGGTGATATAAATGAAGTAGTATATTATAAAGATGAAAATTATATATGGATAGATGATAATAAATCAATATATCCATATTCTAAATTAAAAGATAAAGATGAATAAAACATATCAAGAATGGTTTAAAGAAATCAAATGGTTAAAAGATAAAGTAATATTACCTAATAACCAAACAATATCTAAATCAGATTATATAACTAAAGAAGGTTTTGATATAAATGGTTTTAATACAATGTTATTTAAAACATATAATATATTACACCCAGTAAGTGATGGAAGAAGATATAAAATATAATTGGAATAAAACAAATAGTCAGCTACTTTATTATTCAATTAACTTAATAATACAAAAAATTAAAAATACATATTTATAATGATAGAATATATACACGAAAAGATTAGACAAGATTTAATTGTCAACCAAAAAGATTTATTTAACATGCGTCATTACTATACACATAAACATAGAAGTAATGATAGATTATTAGATATAAATGTAGGGTTATTTAGAAATGACCAACAAGTATTAACAGCTCAGATATATGTTGCTGATAAAAATACTAAAATAAGAGAACAATTATTTTTAGATGAAAACTTTAATATGATTGATAGTAATATAATAATTAAAAGATTAAACTAATGAAAGATTATTTTTTATACAAAAAACAAACGCATAGTATTAATACCTTAAATGGTATTTTAAATGAAAGCAATTTAGAGTTTGCTAAAAGAACAATGTTATTTGATGTAATTAGAGATTACACAGAACTTGTTAAAACTAAACAACATTATCCACATAATGATATATCTGATGTAGATATGACAATTGATTGTGTAATTATGACTAGAGATAATTATAATAAGATGTTAAAGCTTATTCCAGAATTACCTGAACAAAATAAGATTAAAGAATTATTAAACTTTCCTAAACTAGACGTATAATGAACACATATAAAAAGAATGGTAAACGAGCACAGGTTGTAAGTAATAAAAAGAAAACCAAACAACATGTTAAACAGTTTTATAATATTTTAGGTATTATGGAAAAGATCTCTAAAGATTTAGATCCTAATGTAGAATATACTGAAGATAATATTAATGAATATGTTAATCCTATTTTAGGTAGAGATTTAGATTCTATGGAGAAGTTTTTAATATTAGGTAAATTACATTATGCAAAAGAAGCCATTACTGACTAAAGAATTAATTAAACAAGTTTTAGATGATATAACACCTTCTCCTACAGATAGGAGAATTAAAGGTTATATATTTTTTAATAATGAACAACAAGCTGAAGATTGGTTAACTATGTTTCATGGTTTAGTAAAAGAAGAATTTGAAAGACAATTATGTGATTCAAATAAAGATAATAAAAATGAAAAAAGAAATTACATTAACAAATATTAAATCTTTTTTAGAAGGAAACGGACAAAGAGTATTAGAAGAATTAAAGTTACAACCTAAGCATATACAAGAACAAATAGCATATCGTAGATTACTATGTAAGAATGATTGTGCTGTTCAAAACAAATGTATTAAATGTGGATGTGATTTTAAAGGTAAGACTTCAGTACAACAATCATGTAATCCTGAAAGATTTCCTGATTTAATGAGTAAAAATGATTGGAATAAATACAAAGAAGAAAATGGAATCAAATAAATATTATATACCAGAAATAGAAGAATTCCATCAAGGATTTGAATATGAAGTTTGGTATAGTTCTGCTTATACAGAAGAAAAATGGATTAAAGAAACTTTTGAATTTTATGATAAAGATGAAATTTACCATTATGATTGTGTAGATTTAATTCCTTCTTTCAAAAATTATAGTGATTCAATTAGAGTTAAATACTTAGATAGAGAAGATATTGAAAGTTTAGGATGGAAAATGGATTTAGTTAGAAGTAAAATAATTGGTAATTTTGCAGGTAAGTTAAATAATTTTTATTTACAATACTATCCATATTTACCTGAAAATGGTTGGGATAACGGATTAATTTATAACCCATTAAGAGTAGTTAATGTAATTAAATTTAATACAAATCCTGAAAATAAACAACATTTATTTAATGGTATTATTAAAAATAAATCAGAACTTAGAAAATTAATGAAACAATTAGATATATATGGAACTAATTAACACATATGTTATAGAAAATAAACCTTTAAAAGAATTACTTGATAATATTGATAAAATTAGTTCTAATATAGAAGTATTTAAAGAAAAACACAAAGGATATAATTATGACATAAAAATTATGAATAATGCACAAGATAGTGATTATTTTGATGCTGAAATAAATATAATGTATGAACAGTAAAAAAACGCTTAAGTATTATAAAGAACTTCTTAAGCATATGAAATATTACAATAATCTAGCACCATTTCCTGTGTATGATACAGATTATGTAAAGGATGTAGAAAATAAAATAAAACAGATAATGAATGATAAAATAAAAGAATACGACGAAGAACCAGTATGGGCATGTCGTTTTTGTAAAAAATTACACATTGAATCAGATGAAGTAGGTAATGATGTTTGTATGATATGTGGTTCTATTAATGAGCTACAAGAATATAAAACAATTTTTGAATGGCAAAAAAATAAGAATAATGACTAATAATAAAGTTGCTAATATTAATGTTAAACTTAAAACTTTATTTTTTAAATGGTTAGAATTATTAAAACCTTGGCATTCATTAAATAATCAACAACAACAAGTATTAGCTCTTTTATTGTATTATCATTATTTATATAAAAAAGATACAACTAATAATAAAATACTTTGGAAAATTGTATTTGATTATGATACAAGATTAAAAATTGTAGAAGATGAAGTTTTTCAAAAAGGAATGACTACAAATACTCTAAATAATATATTTACTATATTAAGAAAGAAAGGTGTTATAGTAGATAATCAAGTAGCATCTGTTTATATTCCTGAACTTGAAATAAACAGTAAAAACTTTAAAGTACTATTTAATTTTAATATTGTAGATAATGAGTAAACCTGATGATGATAAAGTTAAAGCACTTATACATAGTATAGGTTTAAAATATAATTTACAAGATGATGTTATTAAAAAAATAATAGGATCACCTTATAAGTTTACAAGAGATAAAATGGTTGAGTTGTCAATTAATGATGACATGACAGAAGAAGAATATAATAAATTAAAAACAAACTTCATATATCTTTATATAGGAAAGTTATATACTACCTACGATATATGTACTAAATTTTATAAAATAAGAAAAGAAAGATGGAAGAAAGAAGAAATTTAAATCAAGATGATGTATTAGACTTAATACTAAATTTTCCTTTAGAACCAATGTTTAATGGTATCTATATTACAACTAATAGAATTGAAGAAGATAACTTAAACTTAAGTGATTCAGTGTTATCAGATGTACAATATGTAGTTGCTGCTGGACCTACAGCTCAAGTTGCTGCTGGACAAAAAGTATTAATTGATATTGAGAAACTAATGGTTAATGGAAGAAGTGAGTCAACTAATGCTTATGAAACAACTAAAGAAGTTAAACTTGATTTACAAGAAACTAATGATAATATTTTTGCTCTTGTAACAGATAGAGTAGTTAAAGCTAAAGATAATAGATAATGGAATTAACAAAAGAACAAGCATTTGGAATTGTAGTACAAGCAATACAACAAGGTAAATTTACTTTAGCTGAAGCTGATACTATTAGGCAAGCAGTTAACATATTAAACACTGCTTTATTTTTAAATACAGAACCACAAGAAAAAGTAAAATAATGAAATTATTTGAAATGAAAGAATTCAATCTCCATGTCACAGAAGAGGCGTGGGGATTGTTACCTTTTAAAGCAATATTAAAAAGAGATAAAAGTAGAAATAAAGAAACTGCATTTAAAGAAATGTTATTTATTTATTACTTTACAGATATTAGATCTGATTATGTTTATTTAGTAAACGATGCTGAAAGGACAAGAGAAATTATTAAAGATATTGGTTTACCATCAGATTGGAAAATGGACCAAGTAATAAAAGATGCTGTTGCTTTTTATAACTCTAGATCATTAAGTCCTATTGCTAAGTTATATAAATCATCTTTAAAAGCAGCCGATGATATATCTAAGTATTTAGAAATGACAGATGTTTTATTAGCTGAAAGAACAGATAAAGGTGCTACAGTAACTACATTAGCTGTTATTACAGGATCACTTAAATCAGTTCCTATTATTATGAAAGATTTAAAAGCGGCTTATAAAGAAGTATTAGCTGAGCAAAAAGAATTAGAAGGGAGAACTAAAGGTAGCAGAACTATGGGATTGTTTGAGGACGGTTTCGCAATTGAATAATATGGAAAAAACATTAAAAATGAAACTTGTAACTTGTAGAGGTAGTTTAAAAGAAGGTTTTGAAATAAATTGGTTTAATAATACTAAAAAATATTTAAAAGATAATTCTGATTTTGTTTTTATATTAGAAGCCGATGATACTTTTCCTGATTTATTTAAATATATTCAAGATAATAATAATTTAAATTTTTTACAAATTCAAGAAATAAAAGATGGAAGAGATATACTTTAAAAAAGAAGCTAGAGATTTATTATTTAGTGGAATACAAAAATTACATGATGCAGTTGCATCTACTTTAGGACCTAATGGTAAAACAGTTATTATTACTGATGAACGTGGTAAACCTAAAGTAACTAAAGATGGTGTATCTGTAGCAAGAGAAATATCATTTAAAAATGCTGTTGAAAATATTGGTGCACAATTAGTAAAAGAAGTTTGTGAATTACAAGTTAAACAAGCTGGTGATGGAACGACTACTGCTATTGTATTAGCTAATGCTTTCATTCAAAACTTAAAAGATTTTGAATCTAAAGATATTAATAAAGCATTCGATGATATTATACCAAAAGTTATTGAACAATTAAAACTTAATTCAAAAGAATTAAAACGTGAAGATATTAAACATGTTGCCACTATATCTGCTAATAATGATATACAGATTGGTGAACTTATACAACAGGCTTATAACTTTTCTAATATAGTTAAAGCTGAAGAATCTAATAATTTAGAAGATAGTTTAGAAACTGTTGAAGGAATGAAATTAGATGTATCATATATGTCTAAAATGTTTACTAATACAAATAAAGAAACTTGTGAGTTTACAAATCCATCAGTCCTTTTATTAGATGGAAAACTAGAAGACCTATTATTGTTTAGACAAATATTTGAAAAAGTAAGTGCTAACAGCGAGGAATTACTTATCATTACTGAATATGTTTCACCTAAAGAATTACGTAAGTTAGAATCATTAGTATTAAATAAAAACATTAAAGTTTGTGTTATTAAAGCACCAGGATTTGGACCTGTAAGAAAAGATTATCTTAGAGATTTATCTGATTTTACTGGAGCAGATATAATTACTGTACAGTCAAACAAATCATATCTACCATCTTGTTTAGGTAAACTTGGTTCTTGTGTTATTAATAAAAACAATAGTTTACTAATAAAACATGAAGATGTTAATGTAGAAGATATTGTAAATAGTTTAACAGAGCTTTCTAAAAATAAAGAGCTAACTGATTATGATGTAGAAATACTTAATAAACGTATTTCTAATCTTACAGCTAAAGCATCTATTATTAAAGTAGGTGGTGGTTCTGAGATTGAAATGAAAGAACGTAAAGATAGATATGATGATGCAGTATTAGCAGTTGCTTGCGCATTAGAAGAAGGTATTATTGAAGGTGGTGGAGAAGCATTACGAAAAATAGTAGATAATATTGAAATATTTAAAAGTGATCTAAACAATAGTATTAGAATATCATTAACTGGTCCTGTTAATAGAATTATTACAAATGGAGCAATATTTAAAAATTCTGATAATATGTTTGAACAAAATATTGTAGATCCACTTAAAGTAACTAGATGTGCATTAGAAAATGCTGTGTCTATAGCTAAAACAGTATTATCAACAGATACAATTATACTTAATGAAAGACAATGGAACTAAATAAGTACCAAAGTCCAATTACACAAGAGTTAAAAGAAAAATTACCTAAAGAAGTATATGAAAACTTAATTGAATATACATCGACTATTACATTTATTAAAAATTTAATAGCACCTGAACACATTAGAGGCTTTGCTAAAGATAGACCTAAGTCAGATTTATATGATGATAATAGAATTCATGTAGATATAACTAATCCTCATATATTAGAGGATATGGATTATTTTAGACAACCTGCTATATTTTTTGAAAAAAATGGTAAATATACTAATATACCACCTAATAGTAATCCTAAATCTGAATATGCTGAATATTGGAAAGAAGAATTGCGTAAGTGGAAGTATGGTATGATACGTGAATCAGATGGTGAATGGATTCCTGGAGAGTTATATTTCTATTGGAACTATTCACCTATCTGGTTAGTTCAAACTATAGCAGTTAGTGGAGCAGGTGAAAGATCTCAAGGTGAACGTGTTAAGAAATTTGCTAAACCTTGGCTTGGTGATTATTTATATTTTCATTACACAGCCAGAGCTAAACGTTTAGGTAAACATGGTAAAGTATTAAAAACTCGTGGTATTGGATTCAGTTTTAAAAATGCATCTGAGTCACCTAGAAATATGTATGTATTTCCAGGTTCAGGTAATCCAAATTTTCATTTAGCATCTGACAAAGGATTCTTATCTGGAGATAAAGGAATATGGGGTAAAGTATTAGATACTTTAGACTGGATTGCAGAACACACACCGTTACCTCGTATGAGAACAATTGATGCAACAAAGGAGATGAATATACAATTAGGTTATAAAGATGAATACGGCTCACGTAAGGGCTTATTATCTTCAGTCTTTGGTATATCATTAAAAGATAATCCTGATAAAGCTAGGGGTATTAGAGGACCCTTAATTCACTATGAAGAAGATGGTTTGTTTCCTAATCTTGAGAAAGCATGGAATGTTAATAGAAAAGCCGTGGAAGATGGTGGTGTATCATTTGGGTTTATGCTTGCTGGTGGAACAGGTGGTGTAGAAGGAGCTTCATTTGCAGGTTCTGAAAAACTATTTTATAAACCTGGTGCATATAATATATATGGAATACCTAATGTATTTGATAAAGGAGCTAATGGAGAAAATGAATGTGGTTTCTTTTGGGGAGCATATTTAAATAGAAATGAGTGTTATGATGAAACATGTGGTGAACCTGATGTTATTAAATCTTTAGTAGAAATATTATTAGATAGACATGAAGTTAAATACAATTCATCTGATGCACGAGCTATTACTCAAAAGAAAGCAGAGGAACCTATTACACCTCAAGAAGCTATTATGCGTACTGAGGGAACAGTATTTCCTGTTGCTGATATAAAGGATTATCTTGAAAGTATTGGTCCTAAGAAAGAATCTTTTTTAGCAGAACATTATATTGGAGAAATTGTTTATGATAATTCTGGTAATACTAAATGGCAAATATCAACAGATAAATTTCCTTTAAGAGCTTATGATAGTTCTGATACTGATAGAACAGGTTGTTTAGAAATATTTGAAATGCCTAAAAAGAATGCTAATGGTGAAATTGCTAGAGGTAGATATATATTTGGTATTGACCCTATTGATGCTGATACTGGACAATCTTTGTTTAGTATAATTGGTATGGATACTTTTACAGATAGAATAGTTTGTGAATATACAGGTAGACCTAGATTAGCAAATGATGCTTATGAAATAGCATTACGTGTTCTTAAGTTCTATAATGGTGAAGCAAATTATGAATCTAACTTAAAAGGATTGTTTAGTTATTTTGATGCTAGAAACTGTTTACATTATTTATGTGATGTACCACAAATTTTAAAAGATATGGAATTAGTTAAATCAACTAATCTGTATGGTAATAAAGCTAAAGGTACTCATGCTAATAAAGAAATAAACAAATGGGGTAGATTACTTCAAGCACAATATATGTTAACTCAATATAATGAAAGTGATGAAGAAGACAATAGTTTAAAACTTCATCATATTAGAAGTATTCCTTATTTAGAAGAATGTATTGCTTGGAATAGTGATGGAAACTTTGATAGGGTGTCTGCCGCAGGTATGTTATTTTTATTAAGAGAAGATAGAGTTAAAAGAACTAATTCTATGATAGCTAATCAACATAAAATAGTTAAATTATCTTCACATGATTCTTTCTTTGAAAAGAATTGGAAAAATGCTCAACTTAAAAATAATCAATAATACTAAATTAGCTATTAGTAAATAAAAAATATTGTGTTATTTCTTATGAATAATTTGGAATAACACAATTTATTTTGTATATTAGTAGGTTATTAGTAAATTTAATATAAATTATATATGCCAACACCAAGAATAAATAGTATTATAATGCCTAGACAGCGTTTAAAATACAGCCAAAAAAATAAAGAATGGCGAAAAGATAATGTGGATCATGCAGATAAACATTCATTCTATAATAATGAGCATGTTAGGAAAAGTCTTCAAAACAAAGTTATAAATTTAAATTTATATAATGGTATTGTAGATATTAGAGATTTAACAAATGTAGTAAATCCACATCAAGTAGATGCTTCTTTTGTACCTAGCAATATTCCACATCATCCTATAATGGTACCAAAGATTGATTTGTTGGTAGGAGAAGAAATTAAACGTAGATTTGATTGGTCTGTAATTGTTACTAATGCTGATGCTATTAGTAAAAAAGAAGAAGATAAAAAAGCTTTTCTTCAACAAAAACTTACTGAATTTTTAGAAGCTAATTATAAAGATGATGAATTAAAAGCTAAAATGGATGAACTTGCTAAACATATGAAATATAGTTGGCAAGATATTCGTGAGAAAATGGCTAATCAAATTCTTAAACATTATAGTCAAGAACAAAGATTTGATAGAATGTTTAATGATGGATTTAAAGAAGCTTTAATTATGGCTGAAGAAATTTATCAATGTGATATAGTACATGATGAACCATATTTAACTAAATTAAATCCATTAAAAGTACATAGTATTAGAAGTGGTAATTCAGATAGAATTGAAGATTCATCTATTATTATTATACAAGATCATTGGAGTCCTAATAAAATTGTTGATATTTATCATGATGAATTAAAGCCTGAAGATATTGACTATATTATGGAATACACTCAAACATCATCTAGGGGCTCTTACTCCGATGATCAAAATAATCACGTTCTTTTACGTGATGCTTTGAATACTGGAGTAGAAGGAATGTATGATACTATATTTAATTTAGCTGAAATTAATGGTCACTTCTTTGGTTCTAATTTTACAGATGCTACAGGTAATATACGTATACTAAAAGTATTTTGGAAATCATTAAAACAAGTATACAAAGTTAAATACTACGATGAATACGGAGAAGAACAATATAAGATTGCTTCAGAAGAATATATTCCTAATAAAGATTTAGGTGAAGAATTAACTTCTATGTGGGTTAATGAATGGTGGGAAGGTGTTAAGATAGGTAAAGATGTTTATTTAAATATTAAACCTAGAAAAATACAATACAATAAAATTAGTAACCCATCATTATGTCATCCAGGTATTATAGGTCAAATATATAATACTAATCAATCTAAAGCAGTATCATTAGTTGATAGATGTAAAAACTATCAATATATGTATGATGTTATTTGGGATAGACTCAATAAAGCTATATCTACTAATTATGGTAAAATATTTGAATTAGATTTAGCTAAAGTTCCTGAAAATTGGGAAATAGAAAAATGGTTACACTTTGCAGTAGTAAATAAGATTGCAGTAATAGATTCATTTAAAGAAGGTAACCAAGGAGCTGCTACTGGTAAATTAGCTGGTGGATTTTCTGGACAAGGTGGTAGAGTTATGGATATGGAAACAGGTTCATATATTCAACAACATATCCAATTACTTGAGTTTATTAAAATGGAAATGGGTGAAATTGCAGGAGTATCTGCACAACGTCAAGGACAAATTTCTAATAGAGAAACTGTTGGCGGTGTAGAAAGATCTGTTAATCAATCATCTCATATTACAGAATACTGGTTTATGTTACATGAACAATGTAAAATTAGAGTTTTAGAATGTTTTCTTGAAACTGCTAAAATTGCATTAAAAGGTAATAATAAAAAAGTACAGTATATATTAGATGATCAGTCTATTGAAATTTTAAATTTAGATGCTGATGAATTTTGTGAAAATGATTATGGTTTAGTTTTAACATCTAGTTCTAAAACACAAGAATTAGAATCTATGATTAAACAAAATGCTCAAGCTTTCTTACAGAATGGTGGAAGTATGTCTACTATTATGGATATATATTTTAGTCCATCTTTATCAGATATGAGAAGAAGACTTGAAGAAGCTGAAGAACAAACACATCAAAGAAACTCAGAAGCTGCTCAACAACAATCTAAAGATGCACAAGCTGCAATGGCACAAGCTGCAGATCTTGAAAATAGAAAAATAGAACTTGAAGATATAAAAAATCAAAGAGATAATGAAACTAAACGATATGTTGCTGAACTGTCTAAATCATTAGATGGTGAAGAAACATCAGAAGATGGTATTGTTAATCCTTTAGATGAAGCTAAGTTTGAATTAGATACTCAAAAGAGAAAAGATGATTATTTATTAAAAATAAAAGCTTTAGATCAAGACATGATTAAACATAAAGATCAAATGGAAGCTAAAAAAGTGGATCAAAGTATAAATAGAATAAAAAAGAAAAGTACGAATTAGCTATTAGCAAATAAAAAAAAATTGAATATTTTTTAATATTTATTTGGAATTATTTGTAAAATAGTTTATATTTGCAAACTTTATATAACACGGGAGAAATTATGGAAGAAAATGAAGATTTAACATCAATCTTTAGTGCAGGAATGGACTTAAATTTTGATAGCAATTATTTTGAATCTGATGAAGATCAAAATGATGAAGACAATGATAATGATTTGGATGTAGATCCAGAAAAAAATAAAATCATCGAGGGTGAAGATCCAGAGGAAGTAGATGGTGAAGAAGACGATAATGATGAAGGTGATGGTTCAGATGATGAATCTTCTCCCAACTTATATTCTTCCATCTCTAACGTTCTGTTTGAACAAGGTCTATTACCTTCATTAGAGTCTTCTGAAAATATTAAAACAGTTGATGATTTTACAAATGCTTTAAAAGTTGAAATTGACACACAGACTAAATTAAAAGTTGAAGAACATTTAAGTAATCTAGATTTAGAAACAATTGCTAGTTCTAAAAAACAAATTTTAGAATTAGATAAAATTGATGAAGATTATTTAAAGAATAATTTAGAAGTTGCAAAAGATATTATTTTTAGAGATTATGTGAATCAAGGTCTATCAGAAGATAGAGCTAAAAAAATGTTAAGAAAGACTATTGATTTAGGTGAAGACATCTTATTGGAAGATGCGTTAGAATCTAAAGAAAGCTTAAAAGTTTTTGAAGCTAAACAAATTGCTTCAGAATTACAACGAGCTGAACAAGAAAAAATTAATCAAATTAAAGAACAAGAACAAATTGATAATTCAATTAAACAATTTATTTTTGAATCTAAAGAAGTGATTAAAGGAATACCTAATACTAAAGCAATTGGTGATAAAGTATTCAAAACAATGACTGAAGTTGTTGGTAAGAATCCTCAAACAGGTGAATTAGAAAACAAGTTCATGAATGAAAGGTCTAAGAACCCAGTTCAATTTGATACAAAAATGTATTACTTATATGAATTGACAAATGGTTTTACAGATTTAACTAAAATAAAAACAACAGTTACTTCAAGTGCTACTAAAAATTTAGAAAAAGCATTACGAAGAACTAAGTTTGAAGATAATGGACAACCAAATTATCTAACAGATCCTAATAGTTACTCAGGTGGATTTGGAAGCGAATTGGTTTAAGTAAAATGAATGACAAATAAAAACAATTAAAAATTAAATTAAATGAGTTTAGGAAAGTATGTAATGACCAAAGGTAAAGCATGGTCAGGTTTAACACTAAAAAATCACATTGGTGCAATTTTTGGATTACAACCACAATTAGTTTCACCATTAACAACTGTGTTGTTACAAAGCTCTGGAATGAAAAATTTAGATACAACATTATCTATGTTCCCAGAAAAAGTTTTAAACACTGCAGATGATTTTGTATGGAAAGTAGTAGGTAGTGATGAAAGAAATATACCACTTGTTGAAGCAAGATTTCAAGGCGCAGTAGTTACTTCAGGTACAACTGGTGTTGGTCAAGCTAGAACACAATTCCAAATGGTATTTGGAGAAAAATGGTTTACTAAAATGCATGTTATTGCAGGTCCTAGACCAGATGTATATCAAATTAGAATATTAGAAGATGCTTATGAAGAAGGATCATTATATGTTTATAACTGTGAAGTATGGGGTGGTCAAGAATCACTTGCAGGTATTCCAGGAGATGAACTTGTAGGTGGAAATAGATTCAGTATTGAATCTGCTTACGCTGAAGATGAACTTTCTATTCAAGGTGCTGGTATTCAATTTACTTCACCTTACTTAATGAGAAACTCTGTTTCTACATTACGTATGGAACATAAAGTTTCTGGAGCTATGATTGATTGTGAAATCAAACCAGTTTATTTTGCTGGTATTGAAACAAGAGATCCTAACACAGGTAAAGTACATAAGTCTACAACTTGGATGCAAGAAGTTTACTGGCAGTTTGAGAAATCATTCTCAAGAATTAAATCTCGTACAATCATGTTTGGTAAAACAAACCGTGATGAACAAGGTGGTTACTTAAATGTTGGTGCATCAGGTATCAAAATTAAAGCAGGTTCTGGTATTAGAGAACAAATGGAAGTTTCAAATACAATTACGTATAACTTCTTCTCAATGCGTTTACTTGAAGATGCTCTTTCAGAATTATCAGAAGGTAAATTAGATTTCTCTGAACGTAAATTTATGTTACGTACAGGTGAAAGAGGAGCTGCTCAATTTAATAGAGCTGCTACTGCTGCTGCTTCTGGTTGGAAATCATTATTTGATAATACCAATCAAAACGCAATTAATAAAGTACAATCTAAATTCCATGAAAATGCATTTAAAGGTGGATTCCAATTCACTGAATGGTTGGCACCTAATAACATTCATATTATGTTAGAGGTGGATCCAGCTTATGATGATAAAGTTCGTAACAAAATTTTACATCCAGATGGTGGAGTTGCTGAATCTTACAGATATGATATTCTTTACATTGGTTCAATGGAAGAGCCTAACATCCAAAAAATCAAAGTTAAAGGCGATGATGAATTGAGAGGTTATATGGCAGGTATTAGAGATCCATTCTCTGGACGTAGAGGTGGAATCATGCAATTAATGGAAGATAGTGCTACTATGACAGCTATGTGTGGTACAGGAGCGATGGTTAAAGATCCTTCTAGAACACTAACTTTCAAACCAGCATTGTTAGATTAATTAATATAAAGGCTTTTAAAGGTTGTGCCACAACAACCTTTATTTTTTAAAAACTAATAAGAAGAATAAAATACAATGGGAGAAGTATTAGAAAATAAATTTACATTACCAAATGAAACAGTAATTGTAAAATATATCAGAAGAAAAAAAGGAATGGCTTCAGGTGGTCACATTGGTGAAGACCATGTTATTGCAGGAGGAATGTTAAGTGGTTCTGTTAAGAAATACTCAACACCTCGTTTAAGAAATGGTGGTTTAGCAAATGTACTAACTAAAGATGAAAAAGAATATCTTGAAGGTGCAACAGGTTTAAAACTTTCTATTTATGAAGATTTTTGGAAAGAACATCAAGTTTCTTTATTTAAAGATGACAATAAATTAGATCTTAGTAATCCTTTAGATTACATTTCATATAAAATATTATCATGTCTAAAAGATGATATTTGTTTAAATTGGAATGAACGATCTCAAAAACAAAGTTATGATTTTGTTATTGTAAAAGGAGATGAAGAATTTAATGATAAGAAAGTTAAATTTGATGATAAGAAAGAAGCATTTAAACTTTATGGTAAAATTGAAGATGATAGAACTAAATTATTAGGTATATTAAAACTTTTAAGTAATCAAGCAATTTCACCTGACACACCATTAAATTGGATACAAGGTAAAGTTGAAGAATTTATTGATAGTAAACCAAAAGCATTTGTTGAATTAATTAAAGATAAACAAATTGAAACTAAACTATTAGTTAAAAATGCAGAAGACAAAGGTATTATACTTAAAAAAGGTAATAAATATTCTACTGTTGATGGTTTAGATTTATGTGAAAATAGTCAAATTCCAACTTTTGAAAATACAATTGCTTATTTAGATAATCCTAAACATCAAGATGTAAGGGATATTATTGAAGCTAAACTTTTAAAATAATATAAATGACCGTACAAGAATTTAGAAATGAATTTCAGATCCTCTATGATTCAATAGCAACACAGAGTGCTCCTAATATAGATGATTATGAATTATCTGTCTATCTTACTAAAGCACAATTAGAAATAGTTAAAAACTATTATGACCCTGCTAGTAATAAAAAACAGAAAGGTTTTGAAAATTCTGAAAAAAGACGAGTTGATTTAAAAGAATTAGTTAAAGAATTTGAAACCAACACTGTAATAGTTACATCATTGGGATTAACAGATGACTCTAAATTTTATAAAATTCCAGACGAAGTATTTTTAATAGTATATGAATCTGTAACAAGTAAAGTTGGTAGTTGTACTAATTCTAGCAAATTAAATGTAATACCTAAAACATACGATGAATTTAATATTCAGTATGATAATCCATTCAAAAGACCAAATGATTCTAAAGTATGGAGATTAGATATTTCTAAAATAGGTGTTGATAAAGTAGTTGAATTAATTACTCCTTACGAAGTTGAGAAGTATAAAATAAGATATGTAAAATATCCTAAACCAATTATTGTATCAAATTTAGCAACTACTTTCCCTGGGGAAGGTTTAACTATAGATGGTATTTCTACATTAACTAATTGTGAATTAGATCAAGAAGTACATCGTGAAATATTAGATAGAGCTGTTGAATTAGCACTAAGAGATTATAAACCATCTAACTTAGAATCAAAAATTCTGTTAGATAATAGAAATGAATAAATTAAAAATTAAAATTAAAATAAATTATGTACGGACCAAATCAGGTAGGTGAATTAATTATAGGTAACACTGCTGCTAGTGAAACAACTATTCAAACATTTATTGCTACAGCTGCTGATAAAGCGCTAAAAGTATTAAGTGCTGATGGTACAGCTGCTGGTGCAAATGTTCCATTTAAATTAGTTCAAAAAACAGCAGGTGATGCTACTAAAGGATTAAACTATGAATTTTCAGATGTTATAGATCCAAAATATGTTGACAAAGTTACATTAAAAGAATATGCTCCAGAAGTTCAAAAAACAATTGTTGTTAGTGGATTTACAGGAAATGTACTTGCTAATACTACTTATGCAGTAAGTATTAGAATCTATAATGAAAGTGGATCATTATCACCAGAAAATTTTGCAACAATTACAGGTTACTATACAACTGGAACAAATATTGCAAGTGTAACAGCCACAACTATTCGTGATGGAGTTTTAAACTCATTAAATAAAAATCTTGTTCGTAGAGGAGATTTTGAATTTGTTGTTACTGCTACAGGCGGTGGTACACCTACAATTACTATTGCAGGTAAAGTTCAAAATTTTAATCCTGGTAAGATAGACGGAAGAATGATTGAATTTGATGTTACTCCAAAAACATATCAAACATATCAAGATTTAACACAACCACAACAAAACTTAGGTTTACTTACTTCTGCTGTAACTATTGCTCCATTTGTTGGATCAGGTACAGCTAAACAAGTAGCTAATTACGAATGGTTTGGTAAAGGAAATAAATATGAAGTTTACAGAACTACAGGTTATCCTGTAGATTTTAATACTCCATATTACACAGATCGTACTGGATTATATAATGTCATTAATGTGATTTATTACAGTCCACGTAAAGAAACATCTGTTGAAAGACAATATAAAGTATTAACTATTGCAGTTAATAAAGGTACAGATACATTAGCAAACAATGCTGCTACAAACACTATTCTAACAAGTATTAGAACAGCTGTTGGTACAAATGCAGTAGTTCCTGCTAACTTAGCTGTAGTATAATAAATAATAAATTAACCCAAAAGAGGACGAGGATTTTTCCTTTTCCTCTTTTTTTTATACTAAAAAATAAATGTCAATAATTATAAATAATTTTTCAATATTAAATAACGGTCAAGAATTAGCAATAGATGTTGAAACAACAATAGGTTATTCAATAACGTCTATATCGTTATGGAATATAGACACATTTAAGGATTATAGCCTTGCTGAAAGTTTAAATTATAAAATTGAAAATGTTAATAATAGAGAAATTTTTATTGTAACTGCTACAGAATTAGGTATTTTAAAATTTGAAGATCTTTATTTTATTGAAATTGAAAGTGATGCACCTGTTGTAGATTGTGATACATGTTTACAACCAGCATTAGGAATAACATATAATTTATTACCTTATTATGCCTGTATGTTAGATACTTTATTAAAAAGTGAAATATTAGATTGTGATAATTGTAATGATTTAACAAATAAAAATTTAATTGTTACAATTAGTTTAATAATAGAATCAATAATTAAAGGTATTGAGCTTGGTTATTATCTTCAAGCAATTGCGGGTATTGGTAAATTAAAAAAATTATGTTCTTTACAACAATGTACAAATTGTAATAAAATTGAATGTAGTTCATGTGGTAATTTTAATCAATTATAACAATGATAAATATAAATGAAAAAGCAAACACTTCAATTTTAATAAATTCTTTAGAAAAAATATATAATAATTCAAGAATAACTGGTAAGTTAGAATCTATAGATTTATACATATTAAATATTATATATAATTTACTAACAGGATGTTGTATTACTTTAACAAATACACAAAAAATGCAACTTATGGATTCATATAGAAAAATATATTTTAATAGTAAAAATATATGTCCATCAAGTTTAATAAATAAATATTTAGTTGAATATAAAACAAAATTTGTTCAAGCTGAAACTGATGATTGTAATATTACTCCTATTATAAATAAAATATTTTATTGGGAAAATCGAAATTTTCTTGATCCAGATTATGATTTAGTAATAGTTGAACAAGCTAAAGATACTGAATTTTTATTTGCTCAAGATTTTCAAACATATGAATTTTTTAATTCAGGTTATGAATGGCCCCTTGAGATAGGAGATACTCGAGTAATGTGTATTAATATTTATGAAATACAACCTAATATTGAATATAAATTATATAATGAATTTGAAGAAGATATAACATCTTCTTTTTATTATCATTATATAGAAGAAACAAATTAAGCACTTTACATTGGAAAAATTGATGTAAATGCTTTAGAATATATTAAAATTAAAAAAATATAGCAATGATAGAATGTAACATGATTAATCAAAACATTAACGAACTGTTAATTGCTTTTGCTAATTGTAACAAAATAAAAAATTCAGATTTAGTACAATTAGTAGAATTAGTTGCAGCAGTATATAATTGTGCAAATGGTGGTACAGATTATGGTGAACAAACTACAATAGTTTATGAACCTTTAGATAATCAAATAGTAAATTTTCCAATTAATTCATTCCATAGTTTTTCAATTATGGTTTTAGAAGGTAACATAACAGAAACAACAGGTTTAACAACTGTTACTTATCCAACAGGAACTGTATTAAATACTGAATTTACAAATTTAAATCAAACACCTATTATATTTACAGTAACTTCTGGAAGTAAAGTGGTTTTAAAATATTTAACACAAACAACATAATATGGCACATATAGAAAATTCACTAGGTAATATTACGTTTAATGAGTTTCAAGATAATATAGATATTGTAAAATATATTCCAACAATTGAAAATGTTTCTTTAGCAGACTTAGTAGATGTTTTAAATAATATTGATTCATTTACTATTAGTGAAATACAATCTTTATGGATTGTACAATATATATATGAACCTTCTGAATTAGAATTTACTTTTGATCTTGTTAGAATTAATAAATTTAAAGTAATAAATAAAGGTAAAGGAACATATGGATTAGGTGGTATAGATCTTACTGTAGATGATTTACTTCCTATTTCAAGTACTTCCATAAATCTTGAAGATATTGAAAATAATCCAGAAACTCAAATATATGTAATAAATGATTTAGAAGGTTTAACAGTATCACAATATATAAATCAATTAGATCCTGCTTTTCAATTTCAAGATGTTTCAATAGCACCAAGATTAATTAAAGTAACTGAACCTGGTTTAGAAGCTGATTATTTATTCCTACCTATTGGTGGGTTATATGGATTAGGTGAATTACAAACTACAGATTTAAGTTTTCAGTTACTAGATGATAATTCATCTCCTGTAGTAACTACTAGAACAGATTTACCTGAAGATTTTCAAATATATTGTTCGTATGATGTTGATAATAACAATGGTAATAACATGCTTTATCGTACAAATACAGATAGACAATTATACATTCGTGATTATACAACAGATGATGTTTGGAGTACAAACTGGGTAGGTAAAATAGATAATACATTAGTTATTATTGGTCAATTAGTATCAAATGTTGGTAACTATTTTGTTTTAAGTTTAAAAGATTGTGAAATAATAAATAATATATTGGTTCCCAAAACTTTTGAGTTTAGAGAATTAGAACAACTATATAGAAGGGTAAGTAACAATGTACCATATACATTACATAGTTCTGTATTACATAGAGGTTTTTTGTATGCAATAACTAGAACTTTAGGAGATAATACTACAGTACCTACACAAATATTTAAAATAAATCCTTATGATTTATCTGACCTAACAATAAAAGAGTTATCAACGAGTGATATCTATAATGGTAGTACTTCTGTAATGCAAGCTTATAAAAATAACTTGTATTTTATGGTATCTACTGCTACTTTAAGTGGTGTTAGATTAATGAAAATTGATGAAAACTTAGAAAACCCTGAAATATTATTTATTACTGGAAATGTAATTTCTACTAAAAGAGTATCAAGAGATGGAGTTTTCTTAATATATAATGATGAGGTTTATATTCCTTATTTTAATAATTCTTCTACTCTTTCAGGTAGAGATCAAGTTGGTATGTTTGTATATGATCTTTTTAAGAAAAATTTAAAAAGAGAAATATTTCATACTATTAGCTCTGGTTCTACAGTTAACCCAGTTCCTCACTGGATATCTGAATTTGGTGGTAAAATTATTTTTCATACAGCAGGTAATACAATATCAAATAAAAGATTAATTGTTTTAAATGCTACTACTTTAGAGTTAGAAGGTAATGGGTTAATAGATACTGTTGGTAATATTACTAATAATAATGGAATAGATAGAGAGGGTAATATATACCTTTGTTCAGAAAACACTGGTACTACAGGATATTTATATAAAGTTAAATATAATGATGTACCTTCAGTAATAAATGCAGATTATGCAGATAGTCCTATAGGATTTTATGCATTAGGTTGTTTAGAAAGAGATGTTAATGAAGAAACAGTAATTTCTAAAATTTCTCAATTAGAAAATGATTTAGCTTTTACTAATACAAATCCTACAACTAATAAAGTTCCTAAAAAAAACGCAAGTGGTATATTTGTTGATAGTTTAATCACAGATAATGGAACAAATATATCTATTCAAAATGATGCTATTATAAACGGAATTAAAATTGGAAAAGGAAATGGAAATTTAACAAACCTTGTTTTAGGTGAATTTGTTTTAAATAATAATACAACAGGAACCGCAAATATAGCAATAGGTAATCTTACATTATTTTCAAACACACTTGGATATAATAATACTGCAATAGGAGATGGTTCTATGAACATATCTACAAGTGGATATGAAAATACAGCCATAGGATCTATGGCTTTACAAGGAAATCAGACAGGGTTTAGAAATGTAGCTTTAGGAGCAGAAGCTGGAAAAAATGGAATAAGTGCTGGAATTCCAAATGCTTCTAATTCTATTTTTATAGGTTATAATAGTAAAGCATTTGCAAATAATCAAACTAACGAAATAGTAATAGGTTCGTTAGCTGAAGGTAAAGGTTCAAATACTGTAACTTTAGGAAATAATTCAATTCAACAAACACATTTAAAAGGAAACGTAACCATAAATAATCCTAATGTTGGAGCAAGAGGTTTAATTGGATCGCATGATTTTACACCAAATTTAACAAATTTAGATTATCCACAAAAAATTTATGTTGACAACGCTATCACAAGTGGTGTTGCAGGTGCTGAATTATTAGTAAATAAAGGTGTAAATAATGGTTACTCACCATTAGATAGTGGAGGTAAAGTACCATTACAACATTTACCTAGTACATTATTAAAATATATAGGAACTTGGAATGCAAGTACTAATACACCTACACTTGTAAATCCTGACTTAACTAAAGTAGGTAATGTGTATAATGTAAGTGTTGCAGGTACACAATTTGGAATAAATTTTAGTTTAGGTGATTGGTTAATCTATAATTCTTTAGGTATCCCTGAGAAATCTGATAATTCAGATGATGTAGTTAGTGTTAATGGACAAACAGGAGTTGTTACATTAAATGCTGATAATATTGATGAAAGTGCTACAAGAAAATGGGTTAGTCCTACGGAAAAAACTACTTGGAATAATAAACAAGATGCTATATTTGGAACAGTAGGAGTTTTTAGTAAATTTAAAAGTGGTGGTGGTATAGAAGATAGTGCTTTATTAGAAACAAGTTCAACTATTGAATCTTCTAAAATAATAGTGAGTAAGGCAGGAACTAACGGTGGTTTCGAAAATTTAAATGTAGTATTTAACGCTCATAATAATGTATGGAGATTTAGAGATTATCCTGAAACAGGAATTGCTTTTTATGAAGGAACTTTGGGCAATAAATTTGGATTCCATTTTGGTAATAAATTTGACCCAAAAGTTTCATTTGATGCATCTGGTAGGATTGAATTATCTGATGGAGTAAATACAAACCATGCTGTTTCTTTAGGACAATTAAATAATAAACAATTTTTAAAATCATCACCAGTTGGAAGTAAATTTAATACAGATTTACCATCAACTTATCCAAGTGGAATTAGTTCAGTTTTTGCAAATCAAGATGTATTAAATGGTTTTCCAAATAATTATGGAAGTGTATTAACAGTTAGAGCTTTTGATGTTGTTGAAGGTGGTACTATGCAATTAGCAGGTGGTTACAATGTTGCAAATCAAAAATTAAAATACAGATTTTCTGACCAAAGCACAGGAAATTGGGATACTTGGAAAGATTTAGCATTTGATAATGAAGTTATACATACTACAGGAAATGAAACTATCAATGGTGAAAAAACATTTACAGATGGATTAATTTATACTAAAGCTAAAAACATATCATTCTTAAATCTTAATGATTTTACAGAAGCTGGGTTTTATAATGGTAATGACATGCTAAATGCACCTGATTTAGGATGGTATTGGGTAACTGTTGAAAGATATTCAGGAAATGATAGCTGGGTACATCAAACAGCAACTTCTTTAGGTTCTGGAAACATAGCAAATAGAATATACACAAGAGTTAAAAACGCAAATGTATGGGGTTCTTGGGAAGAATTAACTACCAAATCATTTACCGATTATAAGTATCTTGATAAAAGTTACTTACTTACAAAACTATCAACTAATGCTAATACTGTTATAGAAGGAACTCAAACGCAGTTCTTAAGTGGTGCAAATCAACCTGCTGGTACTACTGATGGTTCATTACTAACATTAGCATATAACGCTGACTTCGTAAATCAAATGTTTGCAGATTGGAGAACTAATAAATGGTTTACAAGGTCAAAAGATGGTACTTCTTGGTTAAATTGGAAAGAACTTGCACATTTAGAAGATGTTGTTAATAAAACTGGTGATGAAACTATATCTGGTGTAAAGACATTTACAGATAAATTATTAGCAAAAAAAGGAATAGAAATAGAATCACTTGGTGGTGGTGATGTTGGTTTAAAAATCGTTGCAACAAGCCCAACTGAATATGGTGGATTTGATGTATATGGTGGTGGTATATCAACTTTAGGACGATTCCAATTTGGTCAACTCCCAAGCGGTGAGGCTTCATTATATAACAATTCTAATGCTGATATAATATTTTCAACTGGAGGTGTAGAAAGGTTTAGAACTGGAAGTGTAGGTTCTACATATACTGGACTTTTAAAGTCAAATGGATTAATTTACAATTATGGAAACTATGTAACAACCGATTTAAATGACATCAAAACTGCTGGTTTTTATTTAGTAGATGGAGCAAATAGACCTACTTCTTCTGATATTTATTTTTTAACTGTAGAAAGTAATCAAGGTACATATACCCACCAAACTGCAACATCATATGGTGTTGGAAGTGAACCTAAAGGTATAATTTATTCAAGGGTTTTTTATGCAGGAACTACTTGGAGTGATTGGAAAAAACTTGCACATGTTGAAGATATTCCTACTACTTTATTAGATTTAACAGATACCCCTTCAAGTTACGCAGGACAAGGTACTAAAAAAATAGTAGTAAAAGCAGATGAAACAGGTATAGAGTTTGTTCCTGATACAGGTGGTGGAAGTGGTTTAACTCAAATGCAAATAGAAGGATTAATTTAAAAATATAATAATGATAATATTAAAAAATACAAGTGAAAAAATTAGAGTTGTATTAGGACAAACTGTTACAACTAATCAAGTACAATGTGTAGCTAGTTTTAGAAATAGAACTAATACTACATTTGATGCGGATAGTAATTTTTTACTTACTAACAACACAACTGCTGTAGATTTAGTATCAAGCCCTGCGTCTTCAACACAAAGAATTATAGATTATATGTCATTTTATAATAATGATACAACTCAGAAAACTATAACTATTTCATTATATGATGGTACAACAGACTATATTTTATTTAAATCTGTTGTAGCATCTGGTGAAAAAATAGAATATCAAGAAGGTCAAGGGTTTGAAGTATTTACTACAGTTGGTAGTAAAAAATTATCTATTAATCAAGGAGCATCTACATCAAATCCATCAGGAATGAATGCTGTGGTATTAAGTTCAGATGTAATTAATAATAATGCAGTTGCTAATACAATAGCAGATGTTACAGGATTAAGTGCAAGCTTTTTAGCAAATAAAGTGTATTACTTTAAATTCGTAATTTATTATACTGCAGCAACAACAGGTACAGGTTCTAGGTGGGGAGTAAATGCTAGTGCAGGATTAGCAACTAATTTAAGTTTAGTAAGTGAATATTCATTAACTGCAACTACAACAACTAGAAATGCTTTAATTCAAGGATTTGATTTACCTGCTGCTACTAATAATACAAGTGCAACAACAGGTAATAATATGGCAATATTAGAAGGTTATTTTAAACCAACCGCAGATTGTACATTTATAGCAAGATTTGCATCAAGACTCGCTTCTTCTGCAATAACAGCAAAAGCAGGTTCAGTATTATATTACCAAGAATTATTCTAAAACAATTAAAATAAAATAAATTAACTAAAACAAAATATATGATAGATAGTGGAGATGCTAAAGATATTGCTATTAAAGTTATTGATACAGAACCTAAGAATAGATCTTGGGTTCTATCTTTAATATTAATGGTAATAATGGCGGCAGGTAATTTCTTTTTTTATTTTAGAGCGAATAAA